AATGTTATCTATTAGTGTATCAAAGTCTATCATCGCGTCTTCGGCATTTCGCTGAAGGGAGTGTTGATAGACCTGTAACACAACAGAATAATCTACGCGCTTCCAACCGCTTGTCGCGCCACCAATAGCCAAGCGAGATTCTGTTTCAGACTGAATAAAGATTACACAGGCAGCGCGTGATAACTGCCCTGCCGTTGAACCTACTTGAAAGTTTATGCGTTTAGGAAACGAAGTCAATACTTGATTGAGTCCTGTTATCGGTGGGGCTGTTAAGAAAGTATAAAGAGTAGCCCGAACGCCTGTGCGCCCTGCCATTAACGAATCCTGCGATAGAGGCTAACCATTTGTAAAGCGGTAGCAATCTCTGAACCATATCGCTCAGCACCAGTTACGTTAGCACCAGCCTGAGTAGTTACGTTCATTGTCATTGAAGTATCACCACGCATTTTAAGAAAAGCCGTTGTGACAAGGATACAGGCTTCTTTAATTGCGTTAGGTAGGTTTCCTAGCGGTACTCCTGCGGAGTGGGCATAAGACAGCGCAGCGGTCAAGGGAACAGTCGTAGAACCGTAGGTGTAGGTGCTATTAACTGTAACTGTTTCACTACTTGCGCCATCATAAATACGAAGTTTCATGCCAGCCACGATACCTGTTGCGTCTTGAACAGTTAGAGTGCTTTGACCTGCCGTTGCTGTTGCTATTGGATTATTGACATAACCAGATGTGTATGTATAACTAGCAAAGATTTGCTGTGAGTTGCTGTAAGCACCACCGAAACTTAGAGGTCCTTGATTAGTCCATGTAGTTGATAACTGTGAAACTGGAATAACGATTTGTTGATTCTCAAACCATGCCACAGAACAATCTGGAAGTGTTACTAAATTAGTAGGGTCTGAACCATACTCAAAATTGGATAATGAAATGACAGGGCTGTTATTAGGGTGAAGTGATATATACCCCTGCGGTGTAAAACGAATACGCTGATTTTCTGTTTGAGTTGTAGCGTTAAGATTTTGATTTAAGTATTCATCAAGGAATGATGAAGCGCGGAGAATAACATTCTTTAACTCAGCGTCTTGGGCGTTAGCGTTACCGCCTACGACTAGATTGTCATAATCAATAGATGTAGGTGCGTTCTTGTATTCCGCTATCGTGATATACGGATTCTCATGTAATGGTTGCTGAGTTGATATACCTACAGCCATTATTCACCATCTCTCTCTGGCGTTCCGTTCTCGTGACCGCAACGCGAACACTTTCTAAACCACGAACCGAATCCACACTCAATACAGGTGAAGCCTAGAGCCGCACCATTTGTAGCAGGACCCATCAAACTTGCCTCAAAGAAGCCTTCCGCCTTCAGTTGCCTAGCGTGATTAGGATTCTCTACGTTGATTACGCCTTTGCGGTCTGGATTGTATTTATACACTCCGCGCTCTGTCGTAATATCCACGCCTCTAACACCGCCATCTGATGCTATTAACCTTGACACTTTGCTTCCTTTACTTTTGTGTGAAACGAATTAGGGAGTGCGCCCTTTTGATATGACGCACTCCCCTTCGTTTACTTAGGCGTTTCGTTAGGTGAAACTATGACGGCAGTTGAAACATCATCACGTCCGTGAGTGTTACTAACTTCGCCACAACCGCATTCCAAGCACATACTACGCGCCGACAATTCCTGATACTGCGCCGTTCCATGCTGGAGCGGTACAGAAGAATGTTCCACGGAAGTATGTTGAGAATTCGTAGGCGAACTGATTAACAGGCCATTGAATACCCATGTAATCCTGAACCATGAAGTTTGACCATACGTCTGAAACCTCTGTGTCTGGGATTGGAAGTGTGTATGAAAGCACAGGGCTTACGCCTTGTGGCAACCAAGGGTGAACAGTCATAGGAACTAACTTGCCTGTGATTTCGTTGTGGAGTCCACCAATTACAGCACCGCCGACATAGTCGCCAGTTTCTGTTTGAGTTAGATTCAAACGATAGTTCGCAGTTGAGCCGTTCTTGATTGCGTCTGAGAGTTGCTTGCGGTCTGCGCCGTTAAGGAAAATCTCATCTGGGTCAGCCTTCACAGCATCGTACAAGCGAGAGAATACGTTTTGATATTCAACTCCAGGATTTGATGTGCTGAATGTGCTGTTGATTATGTTATTGAAACCTGAGTTAGGACCCAATACTGTTGGAAGGATTCCGTCATAGCCAGTTGCGTAAGCAGAAGTATCTGCTGTTGCGCGTGACGCTGCGGCACCTGTTGTAGTGAATGCTGCGTTGTTACCAGTTAGGTTAGTAGCAGAAGCACCTTGAATTGTGAATGTACCAGTTCCCTTTAGAGTTCCCTGATACTTCAAGTTAGCCAAACCTGTAGTAGTTCCAACATAGATGTTGTAACCGAGTGCGCCAGCGACTGCTGTTGAAACAATAACAGTAAGAACATCACCTGTTACTACAGTTTCAGTTCCAATTGAAGAAGCAATTGACTCACCGAAACCTGAACCTGAGATACCTGCGTCAGCAGTTACGGCAACATAATAAGTTCCTGACGCAAGTGCGGTTTGTGAACCGCTTGCTGCTGGTGAACCAGTTGTGACTGTTGGTGCTGAAAGTGCGCCAGAATATCCTGAAGCAGTTCCGCGAGCCATAAGTAGCATGCGTTCTTCCATAAGCATTGTTGCGTATAGAGTTGAAGTTGATGATAACTGACGTAGATCCTGATATCCCATGCCAGAGAAGTTAGCGTCAAATGACACGCTGTCTGATAGTGAGTATGAGTTGTAAGGCAGAACTAAATCATCAGCAGCATAAGAAATCTTTGGACCGCGCTCATAGTTGATTGAGCCGAATGCTGTAGTTGTTGATTCTGTAATTCCCGGCCATGTGTTTCCAATGCCGCCTGTACCTGTACCTGTGTAGCCAGTAATGCGCTTGACGCGGTGTGAAGTACCAACGCCCTTCTTGCGAGGGAGTTTGTTACGGAGTGGAGTAGGGCGAGGTGTCAGTAACTTTGAAGGTGCTTCCAAGTCGAACGCAGCGAATGATGTGCTGAGTGGAGATGTAAGCGTAATGTCCTTCTGGATTTCCTGCATTGCCATACGTTGTGAAGCAAGTGCGTTGTTTAGAGCGCCGACTGCGTCAGGTGTAAGTGACTTGTTTGTTACAAGGTTTTCTAGAACAGAAGTTGCGTCTTGTACAGGTGCTTGTCCTGGAACTGATGATGGATTGCCAAGTGACTTATTAAGTTCACCTAGATATTCATCATGACGTTCTGCTGCTGCTTTCGCGCTATCAACATCTGAGAACAGATCGGTTGCGCGAGGGGCTGTGAGAGCCATGTTATTCCTTTCGTAAAGAGGTTAGTTGTTATTCTGCTACTGCGTTCGCTTTGGCTTCAAAGTCCTTAGCGAGTTCTTTGTAACCGAGCGCCAATGTTTTGTCGCTGGTTGCGGCAGCCTTCTGGCGATATGTGAGAGCCATGATTGCGAATTCATTAACCGCATTATCAGGCTTAATCATAGAACGCTTTGGACCACCGCTTACTGCTTTCTGATTTGCCGATGCTAATTCAGTTTGTAACTTACTGATGATTCCTTTGTCAGCCTCATTTGCTGATTTGAGAATATCAATCTCGTTGCGAACACTTTCAGTAGCACTCTTTACGGCTTTTTCAATAATAGCATTTATTGTCTTTTGTTCAAAGCCAATTTCATCATCTTCTTCTTCTTCCTTTTCTGTGTCGCCAATTTCAACAACATCAGGCTCAGGAACGATAGTGTCAATAGACTTCTTCTTTCCTTCTGCTTCTTCTAATTCGTGTTCCGCGCCACTACCTGATGAACCTTCTTCAGATTCTTCTTCGGCTGTTTCGCCGTAGGTGCGCTTTTCTTCTGCGAGTTCTTCGTCTTCTTCCTTTTCTTCATCATCAAGGAAGCCCGCTTCTTTACATGCTTCTTTAGCAGCCATGTAAGCGTTCTTACAATCTTCAAGTTCTTTTAGCATATCTTCTTTAGACGGCTTCTCAGAAACCGCTTTGTCGTCTTCGTGTTCCATTTTTTCTCCTTTTGCGATTTGAGTTTCGTCTATCAATTCAGTGAGTTCTTCTACCTGAACTAAAGATGTTTCGCCTTCTACTGATTTAGCAAGCATTAACTTTGCGTTTGGATTAGCAGGTCTATCAACCAATGAGATTTCAACAATCTGTCCGTCAATGATTCTGCCGTTAGCAGCCTTCTCGTCACGCACTACACGAGGCGCACGAATACCAATACTGAATCCTTTAAGGACTCCTGTTTCAACTTTCTTAACGCTGATAGGATCAACAACGAGTGCGCTGATGTAATGTCCATCGCCTGTGCTATCTAATTCCTTAGCAACGCCAGCAGCGATATTTGAATGCTGTTCGCGGATATTGCCACCAGTTTTGAACCACTCAGGCATAGCCTTGTTTAACCAAGCGGCATCGCAGATTTGTAAATCAATATCAACGGAATCGTCAGTAGCCTTGCCGTACACAAGTAGTGTTCCATCATCTTGCTTTTCTTGCTTAATGATTTCCGCATAAGCACTTGTCATATCGTTATTCATTGATTTGTCCTTTTTCTTTTCTCGCTCTGAAATTCCGTCAGCCCATCTTTTCCCTGCGTCACCGCCCCAGAGCAACCACGCAATATACCCAGCGGAGTCTACTCCCCAACCCTCGCCTTTCTTATCAACTTCGTGTCTAGCGAAGTAACTAACCATTCTGCGAATAGTGTCAAGAGGTAGTGCTTGTCCGTTAGATAATGAGCGCGCTCTAGCAACTCCTACTGCTGTGCCACCGCGACCATGTTTTTTTCTTAACTCTAATCCTCGTTTAGCATTATTTCTAACGCTCTGAGGTGGAACGAAGCCGTCAGCCATTTTACGCCGAGTATGTAATCACTACTGCGCCAGCAGCAGAAGCCGCAGCGGAGATTCCCCAGATTTCGTCACCTGAGTTAAGCCATAACTGAAATGAACCACTAGCAGCGATAGGGCGACCAAGAGTTGCGCCTGATGTAGTGACTGTTGAATCACCGATAAAGATTGACGCTGAGTGTCCATTGTAAATCTGAATAGCAGTGCTTTGATGTAAACCAGTTTTGACTGTGTGTAATTTCGTGGCTGTAGTTTGTGTGCCTACGTTGATATGTTGTAATGCCATTGTTATTCCTCATCTCCAAGTATAAATGATAATGCTTCTTCGCCTATATCCCTTGTATCTGTAACGTAAGGTGCTAAGTCACAGACGCAGTTTGGGTGGGCTGGTGGTTCCGTATCTCCACTTGGAAATGTATCATCAATACGGATAGGCGATACATCTGCGTTCTCTTGGCATAAATCGCAAGGGTCAGCAATCAGCCACTCTACCAGTTCCACGCCAGTTTCGGTATATAACTCGCGGTTAGCAACGCTGACTGCTCTACTCATTTCTGTTTGCGCGATAGTGAGTGCGCGTTCAGGGTCATACAACATCGCGTCAATCTTGTCGTATCCTAACTTCTCTAGGAACTTCGCTCGCTCAGGACTTGGCTTTCCTAATGCTTCTGTTATCGCCGACACTGCTGTCTGTGGAGTTTCGCCCCTCTTTAGTATGTCAGCGAGGATAGTGCCTATGCGTTCTTTGGTAGTAGCGTTCAATCCCTGAATAGTGCTTCCGCGTGAATCTAGCAAAGTGCTCAATCCAGTAGGCGGTTTCAGTAATCTGGCAGCAGCACGATTGCCAGCCGACCAGTTATTCCAATCTATGTCAACGGCATTTTGTAATTGACGCATTGACGAGGGTGCTTTATTGACACGTGCTTTAGCGAGCGCACTCAACGCTGCGTCTTGTCCTAATACATAAGATTCAGAATAGATAACTCTTAATGCCTTACTTAATTCTGTTCCGTTTACATGAACATGGGTCCGCGCCCACTCTCTTGCTTGCTGTCCAGTAATGTCAGGAGTGTAGTTTGTATTCAGCCACTCTTTCACTACCTTCTCAATATCAACCGACTCGCGTATAGCAACACGGATTAACTGAGCGCGCTTAGCAGCGAGATGAACCTTCGCCTTATTTGCCTTCTTCCATAGTGGATTCACTATAGAGCCTAAGACAGATAGCGTTCCGCGTACCAACGTGCGCTGTCATAATCCTTAACTGAAATGAACTTATTAAGAACATCAGCATATACAACTGGCACACTTTGGAAATTGAAATTGCGTTCAGGAGATTTCTTTAGCCAGCGTAGGAAGCGTTTGATTTCCTGCTGTGCTTTCTGTGCTTCTCCTTCTTCTGGTTCAGTTTGCTCGTTAGGTTCATCGGCTACTGTTCCATCTTCAAGTATCGGTGCTTGGTCGCCTGAGCGCGTTGAATCAAACGCAACTAATCCGTCTTGTGTTACATAGTAAGCGGAAGCCCCAGCGAGAATCAAAGGCATATCTGCTTCAGGAGTTTCAATCAATGAACGACCTGACTCGCTTCTTAATTCGTTGAGTGTAATGCTGCCGTTCTTTAATTCAATATCGCGTGACCTTGCTTTTGACTCAGCGTCATCGCGCTTGCTTGGCATGAACTTGAATTCAAGTTCGCGTGGCATACCAAGATAAACGTATGAAAGATTAGTAAGCATTTTAGATAGCCAGACGACAGTAGGATTAGCACCAAGCATTTCGCCTGACATCGCTTCGCCTTCTTGTAGTCCTGATTGTCCTAAGCCACCTTTAGCAGAGAATCCAATCTCGCTAGGCAATACGCCGTAGTGTCCACAGATACTATGAACTAAGTAGTTATCAAGTGTGTCCTTGAAGCGTTCGCCATATCCATCAAACTGAACTGGTTCCATGCCTGTAGGTAATAAACGAACACGCTTACGCTGTTCAGTCTGTCCTGCTAATTCATCGTTAAAGATATTTTCATAAGCGCGAAGCAAGTCTGGATTGTTTCCAAAGTTTGCGTCTGTCTTCATTAAGAGTTCTGGCGTGACTCCGTCTGTGTATTCCGCGCGTAACCATTGTTGTCTGCGGAGATAAATATCAGCAAGAGCGAGAGCGCGCTCTGTTGGGCTGTACCCATATACCGACGTCGTTCTACGATTCTTGATAAGGTATGAAAGTTCATCACTCGTAAACTCGCCATCTGTTGTTTCTATTTCCGTTGGTGCTGAGAACTCGCTTCTTGGGAAGCCGTAAAGAATTTGCTGGAACGCAGGATATGGTGGCATTGGTCGCATACCACGATCATCTATAAGAGGTTTGATTGTTGAACCATCTAGGATTTGTAGTCCGTATAAATCACCATTGACTGCCTTCTGTGGCCATATCGCTAATGCGTCAATGACAAGAACTTCTTCTAATGCTATGTTCAACCAATCAGCGAATACAATTCCGTTCGCCTTATCTGGTTGTTCCCAGAAGGAACGTAGGCGTGTAATATCTTTTGTATATCTTTCACGCGCTTCGTTCATAGCGCGAACGCGTGTGCCACCAATTTCATTTACAAGTTTCTCTGAAGCGTCTTCCGCTAGAACGATATCCCAATCAAGTCCAACTATCTTAGATTTAATTACTTCAATACAACGACGCAGAATATCAATCTGGTCAGCAGCAGCGCGTAATGTTTTGAACGGAACTAATTTTGTTTCCGTGATGTTGATATTTTGTGCGACTTGATATTCATAACGACGAGGGTCTGGTCTTCCTCTTTCACCAACAGGATTAATTGCTCCAGGAATAATTGGCATTCCCGGACTGAAGGGAACTGTAGGTGTAATAGGATTACGAGGTAACGCGTCTGTCTGTCCGTATGTAGTGTTGTTACCTGCTTGACGCATTTGCGCTTCAGTCATTGACACAGCACCGACAGGCAAATTAGGTGCTTTGATTATTTCGTTAGCGACTCTCTTGGCAAGATTATCAAACAATCCCATTAGTTAGACCTTTCAAGTTGAGTTCCGCATTTAACGCAATTCGTAGCAGTCTTAGGTGAAGGCATACCACAGGAACGGCATAATAGTGACATAGATGCTAGTGCCATCATACTACTACCGCCAGTATTTAATTCACTCAATGCCCATACTAGCGCGTCTAATCTGTCAGGCGAATCATTTGATTCAGGAGTCCATAGAACCATCTGGTCTTCTAATTGTGGAAACGCACCTACATGATGAACGCGTTGCTGTTCGTACAAAGATGATATTGGCTCAGCTCTTAATCTCTTGCCACGAGTCGCATGAACTTTAGTAACTGGAACTGTGTTATCCACTTGCTGTAAAACCATAACAACCATGTCGCCACCATTGTTCGTTTCAGCAACTATGCGGTCTGCTTTCCATTCCTTATACGCGTCCACCGCTGCCCGACCCCAAGCGTTAGGAGTAGAGCGTAAAGTATTATCTGCTAATACATAGAAGTGTCCGTTAGTCGCTACACCGCAGGTGACTATTCCTGTTTCATCACTATTCTCTCCGCTTGTAACAGCAGGGTCAATAGCAACTACTATCCTGTAAAGCGGTGGGAGTTTGTCTATCGTTATTCTTGTATCTTCAATCCATTGACGTGTCCATAACGCACCCTCAGCACTTTCAAGTAGTTCGCCGTATAACTCCTGCCTACCTGTGCGCGTTCCCTCATATCGCGCTCGCAGTTCATCTAGTGCTGTACCTGATAGGTTCTTAGCATTATCAAATGTTGAACCTTTCGTTACATACACAGAACCATCTGTTCTCGTTGTCCAATCGCGGAGAAGTTTGATTGGCTTGGGAGTAGTGGTAACTACAACTCTAGGTCGCTCTCCAATGCGGAGTGCTGGTGCTAATCCCTCAGTCCATGTTTCATACGGATACTGCCAGATTGCTAACTCATCTAGCCAAGCACCTGAGAGGTTAAGCCCACGCCCAGCGTCAGGTGAATCAGCACCGAAGGTATGAACCTTCTGTCCGTTCTTAAAGATAATCTTGTGAGAGGACTTATTGTAAATGTAATCATCTTCGTTCTTTAATCCTCTGTGGTCTAATGCCTTCAGGAAACCAGAAGGACCTTCAACACAAATGTTCTTAGCGTCACCGAAGGTAGGCGCGATAATTGCCCATTGAGTAGGCGTTCCGTCTGGCGCATAGGGATTATCTAATACTTGCTTTGCTAACCACTCGCCACCAGTTCTTGTCTTTCCCCAACCGCGACCTGAAAGAATTAACCAAACATGCCAATCACCTTCAGGCTCTTGCTGTTCTGGTCTGCCGATATACCACCAAGGCTTGCGCTCTAAATCTCGCACTACATTTTCAGGTAGTGTGTCAATCCATTGAGCGCGCTTGTCTTTAGGTAGTGCTTGAATCTTCTCCCGAATTGATGAACTCATCTTTAGATTCGCCTTCTTCTAGGAATGCTAATACTGCCTTCTTTGCTTCGTCTAGCGATAACATGATAGGCGCACCATCAACGCCAGATATCTCTTGACGAATCTTATCGTTACGCCCCCACCTTTCGCCATGCTTTCGTTCAAGGAACCAACCTGCTGCTTTCCAGTCACCATTATCGGCTGCTTGTCTAACGCGAGTCAAAGCAATTACTTCTGCCTCTGCCTCAGCACGCTCGATTGACTCCCGAAACTCCCTATACTCTTTTCGCGCGTTCGGTTTCTCGCTTAGTTCTAGCCAGCGATAGTAAGTAGTTTCACCAATACCTGCCATTTGCGCAGCGACTTTGGCATAATTACCTGCGTTTATCGCAAGAACTATCTTCTTTACTACTTCTGGTGTCAGTTTAGTAGGTCTAGGCACGCTTTATCTTCTTTCCATTGAATAAGATTTCATTTTCGCGCCGAGGGTTCAGGCAAATTGCGCTGCCCCATTTTTCGATTAGGCGGGTTATTGCCTGTTGCTCGATTTCGGGTGTCCTGTAAGCGACTGCGCCCCCTGCGTTAGTCCTATGAACGAAGGTAGCGAAGATGAAATCACATCTAGCCACGCTGTCATACATTTGAATATGCTGAGCGGTAAAGTCGTAGTCTTCTTTTAATTGTAACGTATTATCAAAGCGAGGCTTAGAGGGCTTCACATAAATCATGTCACCGACAATGAAGTGATGAGTCTTAACTGCTGAGTTCGGGTTGTAATAGAAAGTATTAGCAACAGGCGCAACTCCTGCTAATTTAGCACCAGTCACATCACAGATTTGACCCATTACCTTAACTGCCTGTTCAAGCGTAATGTCAAATGTTTTCAAGTCATCTGTTACTTCTTGTAGTTTCTTTAGGTCATCTGATAATTGAACGCATGGGCGACCTTCGGCGAAAGCATCTTCTAACGCTCTGTTCCGCGCGTCAATCAAGCCACCTACTTCAACTACGTCTAACGCACCAGCCTCGCGATATGCCTCTGCTTCCCCTTCAGCGACATACCAGCGAGCCTGAGGCGCGAACAGTTTCATCTTTGAAACGCTGTTCGGTCTGCGCGCAGAAATTATACATATCAGTTCATTTGCCATGATGGAGTGCCTACCCACTTGATTGTTTTCCAAGGAACTTTTATTTTCCTTGATTCGCCTATTTTCTCATCTTCTAATCCTATACCGTAACGCTTCTTAACTACGCTAATTGCGTAGGCGTTCGTGTCGTTTGTTCTTAATCCAGCAAGCCCACCAGCATATTTCTTATCTAGCGTAGCCGAACGCCCGAACATGTGAAAGTCTAATAACAATTCGCTGTGGATAATTACGCCACCGAACTCAGCGTGATGAGCCAAGCAGTATTCAAAGTCCACTTTAGATTTCAAGTCAGGGTCATAACGAACTACGGAAGGTGACTGTGCGATTATCTGTCCGTTCACGTTTCCGTGATGGCGATATCCCATGTTGGAAAAGAAAGGATTAAGACTCGCGCTCGCCCCTGCTTCGTGATACTGAGGGAACTCCCAGAGAGATTCAAGCAATTCATTTATCGCAGTATTAAGCGAAATGCGAACGGCTCGTTTCTTTCCCTCTGGAGTTATGACTACGCGCTTACTTGAATAATAATCATCATCTAGTGTTACAACTGCTTCGCCTTTTGCGAAACCATCATCTAATGCTGCGTTACATTGAATTGATTTCATTGGGCGTTCGCCATCAACTGGTCTGAC